GCGACTGCGCCGCCGCTTGCCATGTTGGCTCCGGGGTAGAACGAATAGGTGAGGGCCGTATCAGCAGCGCCAGTCGTGATCGTAAACGTCTTAACAAAGCGCTGCGAATAGCCGCCTTCCCCATTGTACATAGCCACGGTAGCATCACCATTGCAAGGGTCGTAGAGCAGAGCAGCAACAGGATCAACCCTTGCCTTTCGAGCTGCGAGCTTCTGAGCAGCGGTTCGTTTTGCACGATTGGTGTTCGCATTGGTCTTCACCTTGGATTTAGGCATGATGTTGAGTGTAGCTAAAGGGATTTCAAGTGTTTCAGCAAACTACAGCTGCTGGATATAATAGTAGTAGGGGTAATAATAGTGTTAATGTTGGTGCGGGTGGTCTTGCCCAAGTCGTAGCCGTCATACCACCTCTCCAGGGCAAGTTGGAGGCCAGGTGGTATTCCAAAGGACCGCTCAAAAGCGGTCCTATCCTCCGCCGTTGGTTCCTGACGCCGAGCAAGCGTCAGGTCGGTGACATGGCGTAGCCAGCTGGTTCGATCCAGCGCTGACGCCCGGGGCTTAGGGCACGCCCTGGCAAGCATGTCGTAGTAGGCACACAGCACGGGGGTGTCGCCGTAGATACTGAGTCCGCCAAGGCCAGTGGCCCCGCATACCTCATCCCACGTCAGCCCACCCTTCTCGATCCAGCAGTGGTCCTGCGTAATGGCCTTAAGGGGGTTGCGGACTAAAAGCCAGCGTCCCCTGATGAAGCACATCTTAGATTGGCAGAACTCCACTCCACTGAGATCTCGTGCTGGTTCCTCCACGACCATCCTGTATCCTAACTCCTGGTAGAATGCAGGAACGCCAGCCAGGAACTTGTCCAGGTCCTCCAATTCCATGAACGCGACGCAATCATCACCGTCAACAACACAGCGGATCTTAATACCCTTCTCCCTGGCATATGCCACCAGCATAGAAGCACTGATGATGCAGTTACCAAGGGCCGTGTTGATGTCACCACTCATGCGCCCGCCATTCGTCATCCACTGGACAACGCCGTCCTCCCCGACGAACGTCACCTTTCTCCGTAGCTGCCACTGGAGGAGTTTTTTGAGTTCCTGGTCCTGATGATAAATGTAATGGTAAAAAGAATGTTCATAACTCAGGGCCGCAATGGAAGTGTGCTGATCGAACTTGCTTGCATCAAGCCCGACCGCCACAGGTTTCTTGAAACTCCCCCAGTGGGCAGCTATTACCTCCGCCCGCTGCTCTTGTGTTCGACCTTTCATGATAATGGGGTATTTGACAGTTTGCTCAAAGGCACGATACACGTTGTGCTCGGCAGGCTGCAAATATCTGCCGAGCTCAACAATGTACTCTGTTGAGGCAGGTGATATTATCCTACCCGCAGCACTCTTGGACCACTTTTCAGCTTTCAAGAATGCGCGGATGTTCGAATACCTCCTGTCTACACCACCAGTGTTCAGATTGGCAGCAGCTGTGAGATACCTCTTACGCTTTGGACCCTGATAGAGATTGGCGAAAGCCTCTCGATCCATCGGGAGTGCACGTTGTAAGACGCGTCTCAACACCTGCCGCCGCACTGTCACTAGTGAGCTCCGATTCCATGCGCTGCGTGTGGGTTGTAAAGTTGGAACCCACACCCCATCGCGGATGGAGCCCAGAACGCGCTCCCTGACTGACCTAGTGCAATTGCCCACGGTGTTGGCGTGGGCGTAAATAA